TTGTCAAGGGTAAAAATAAAAAGAAAAAAGAATTTGACTATCTAATGTAATGGGATTAATAAGGTAGATAGAAAGAGAGGTCATAAATGCCAGATAACAATAATGACTTACACAACAGACTAACTGTTTTAAATCAAACAATAGGTTTGAGAGAAAACACCCAACCAACTAATCCTACTAATGCTCAAGTAGATACTCCAGAGAGTATTACTATTAACTTGAATTGGAAAGCACTCTATAAATGGCTAGAGTCAGAGGTTGAGGAACTAATACTTAACCCTAATGCTAGTCCAGAGGTTAAAGCTTGGGCAGAGAGTTTAATAGCTAATGGTCAAAGAAAAATGAGGGAGTTTCAAAACAGATGAATAAACATATTAAGATCATAATGTTAATGGTTTGCTCTATAATGATTGTATATCTATTAACTGACTATAACATAATGAAATACTCACTATTAAATGATGTAGTATTGATAGTCCTATCTATTTGTTGGATCAAATCATACGAGTTCGTACATAACTCTAACTAAAGTTTCCAGTACTGGACTGGCGAAGGGCGGAATTATCCGCCCTTTTTTTATGCCTGAAGAACAGGTGCATGCTGCCTTCGGAGCAGCTTTAGGTACTTACAATGGACTTCAAACACCAAATCTGGTACAACTACACCCCTACACCCCCTAAATGTACCCGTTGCTCGAGAGTTTCCCTTTAGTGGAGAGTTTTACACATACAAAGATTATGTTATAACTTTTTTATGATTCCAAAAACAATTCCAACTGACTTATTAAAATACGAATTAAGGAATCTTCAAATAAAAGTGGCCAAGGAGTCCCGTTCCTCCTTCCTAACTTTTGTAAAAAAAGTATGGCCTGAATTTATTGTAGGTTCACATCATCGTATTATTGCAAAAAAACTTGAAGCGGTTTCACGTGGAGAGATTAAACGCTTAATTGTTAATATGCCTCCCAGACATACAAAATCAGAGTTTGCCTCTAATTTGTTTCCTGGCTGGATGATGGGGCTTAACCCTAAATTAAAAATTATTCAAACAACCCACACCGCGGAGCTTTCTTATAGATTTGGCAGAAAAGTGCGTAATCTTTTTGATCAACAGGACTTTAAGGATGTCTTTCCTGATGTGACTCTGTCACCGGATTCAAAAGCCGCGGGCCGTTGGGAGACGAACAAGGGCGGGGAGTACTTCGCTTCAGGCACGGGGGGCGCGATCACCGGTCGTGGCGCCGATCTTCTCGTCATTGATGATCCCCACTCCGAGCAGGACGCTCTCAGTGAGACGGCGCTTGACAACGCCTATGAATGGTACACCTCAGGGCCGAGGCAGAGGCTTCAGCCGGGCGGAGCCATCGTGATCGTCATGACCAGGTGGAGCATGAAGGACTTGACGGGAATGCTCATCAAGGCCCAGAGCGAGCCGAAGGCTGATCAGTGGGAGATTGTGGAGTTTCCGGCCGTCCTGAACGACAAGCCGATGTGGCCTGAGTACTGGAACCTGAAGGAGCTGGAGGGCGTCAAGGCGTCATTGTCCGAGCAGAAATGGCAGGCCCAGTGGCAGCAGAATCCGACGTCCGAGGAGGGATCGATCATCAAGCGTGAATGGTGGAAGATGTGGCCGAAGGAGAAGATTCCTGATCTGGTGCACGTCATTCAAAGTCTGGACACGGCCTATTCAAAAAAGGAGACGGCGGATTTTTCCGCCATTACCACGTGGGGCGTCTTCAGGCCCGTGGAGCACGGACCGCCACACCTTATTCTTGTCGCGATGCGCAAGGGACGGTGGGATTTTCCCGAGCTGAAAAGGATCGCGCTCGAGCAGTACAAGTACTGGGAGCCCGAGACGATCTTGATTGAGGCGAAGGCCAGCGGACTCCCGCTGACGCACGAGCTGCGCCAGGTGGGCATACCCGTGGTGAACTATACCCCGAGCAAGGGGCAGGACAAGCACGTCCGCGTCAACTCAGTCGCGCCTCTGTTCGAGGCGGGGCACATATGGTGTCCGGACGAGAGGTGGGCGGAGGAAGTGATTGAAGAATGCGCCGCTTTCCCTTATGGTGAGCATGATGATTTAGTGGATTCAACCACGCAGGCTCTCCTGCGCTTCCGTCAGGGAAATTTTGTTCAACTCGAATCCGACTATAAGGATGAACCGATGTACATTGAACCGAGGCAGTATTACTGATGGCAAACATACTAAAAACTATTGAAACCACGGCTAAGTATGGAAAATACGGCCTGGAGGCTTTAAAAAATATAATTAAGAATAAGCCCAAAGGGCCAGCGGACAAGTGGTCCACATATCTTGGGGACAAGTTTGATGACTTTTTCGATTCTTTTGCGGCAACTTATAAGGGTTTAATTAATAAAAATGACCTTAAGGCGTTCAAGGAATTGAAAGGGGACGTCGGGGAATCCCATTTTGATAAAATTGTAAGAAAGACAAAAAAACTGGAGAAACTAACCAGTGCAGACACCAAAAAAGCTCAAAAAGCCTTCAGTATAGATGAGGTGGCCGCAGCCGAAAGAAACATTGCTAGATCATGGTTTATGAATAATAAAGGGCCTGAGATGGTGGAAGCGACAAAAATGTTAGTGGATGCCATGACAAAGAACGCTCCTACAATCAAAAGACTCGATCCCAAAACAAAAAAAATGGTTGAAGTTTTTGATTTTAGCGAGGGAAGGCCTTTTACCTATGAAAAAATGCTGCCGCAACTAAAGGCACAGTTTCCTAAGTTATTTAAGAACATGAATTTAAATAAAAAAGATAAAAGGAAGTGGAATCAGTATGTTCGTTCCAAAGTAATGGTGCCAAAACACTTCAAAAGTAAAAAACACTTCGCGCGGAAATATCTAATAGACAGGTTTAGAAGCATGTACGCCCCGGAGGGCAATACAACCATTGATAATCAATTTATCTTTGATTTGTGGAGATCCCGTCCCGCGGAAGATTTTAGAACAAAAAACACCATTCAGGACGTTGACACATTTTTTCATTTTTTAGATGATGTAGGTTATTTCAATCCTCTTTCGGAAAATTTCTATAAAACAATGGATCCTGATTTTTCGGCATATAAAAGCTGGAGGGAACTTCAGCAAGCGTCCCCCAAGGGGACACAACTGTCTCATAAATTACACAGCATAGTTCCTGATCCTTTTTGGAATAGTAGGTTAGTGAATGATAAGGTGTCCGTGCAAAAAATCCAGGGTAAATTTAACACCCCTAATATACACATGTCGGATCCGGTGCCTTGGAGCGGAGCGGAGGGCGCTAATTTACATCTTCTTCCAAAAGATGTGAACATTCGTCTACAGCCTTTATTGGAAGGGAAAATGTATTTAGAATTACAAAAACCTATAGAAAAAAGAAACATTAAGTATTTAGAGGATTTAGAACAAAAAATGATAAAAAATAAAATTACAACAAGAATTTCAGATCCCATAACAGGAGTGGAGAAGGTATATGGCTATGAGGCGAAAACTATAGATCCTAATACGGGTTTTAAAGATGGGGGTTTCGCTTCGATTGAAGAAGTGATAGGATATGATTATGGCGGATGATGTAGATATTTTTGAAGAACAGGAGACTGTAGAAGAGCCGGGCGTTGTTGGAAAAGCTTTTGACTGGCTGAAAAAGGATTTACAAAAGGCTCCTTTTGGAAGAAAGCTCACGGACTGGGAACTTTACCGTTCTCAGCGAGATTCCCAAAAGGCGTTAGATGCGGGCTTCACTGAGTTCACTGCTGATATGTTTGAAAGCGCCGCCAATCCTGTTAAAAAAATAGCAGGAGAAGACTGGGAACCAGGAACGTTTGCGGAGCTTGATGAAGTTATCGCGGATCCTGAATCATCTACTGGTGAGAGAGTATCCGCCTATGCGCAATCCGTTCCCCGATTACTCTTGAATATTACAGAAGGTCTTTTTGGTCATACGGCAGAGCATTTTAGAGAAAGAAGCGAAAGATATAAGGAAGGCATGACGACGGACGAGATCATAAAACAGGAAATCGCTGAAATGAATGAAGGTATGGGAGGAGCCTTGACCAGAGAAGATTTTAAAGACATTCGTCTTGGATCTAAAGTTACAAAGCTTCCTTGGAAAAAAATGTTGACCGTTGGTGGTAATTTTCTTCAGGAGTTTCTGCCGGTTCTGGAACCGTTATGGTTAACACAAGGATACGGCGTAAAAGGAATGATTAATTTCTTTAGGAATCCAAAACACCCAATGAGAGCTAATGTGATAAATACGTTGGCGTCAACGGCAAATATTAATAAAGAAGAACTAGAAAGAATGGCGGACTATATAGCGGAGCAATCTAAAAGTCATGAAGGCCCAAAAACAATAGACCCGACTGGAGAGGTGGATGATATCATAAAAGGATGGATGGATGAGAATGAAGATATTGTATTATATAGTGAGGAAACATCACCTAATGTAAGTCCACCACCTGGTCTGGCTTTAGGAGGAGATCCTGGGGAAGTAAGCTCAGGAGTAGCGGGAGACGACCCTTATTTTGATTTAAAGGAATTAGACGTCGGGCCGGAATTTGAAAGCTGGGAAGATCTGGAGGGAATTTTTGAAGAAACTAAAAAGCGTCCGAGTAAAACGGACGTTTTCCAAGCGGCGAAGGACGCGGGCTACGAAGAAGTGCAGGTTGCTAATCTTTTAGGAAAAGTTCCTATCTGGGCCGTGGCCGGCGTGGAGAAGGCCAAGATCCTCGCACAGAATTTAACTAAAAATGAAAAAAGTATTCTAAGGACAATCAGCGAGAAACTGGGCTTAAGCAAAAAGCCGGTGGAGACTGATGCAGGAGTAAAATGGTCTGCGGAGGAGGTTGCTGACGTTGCTACGACCACGGCGGTGAAGAAAAAGCCCCTGAAGCCTATTTCGGATTCTCCCGAGACGGCGGAGTCAATGTTCTATTCCAATGTGGAGGCGAAGATGATGGACCCCAACACGCCGGAGAGTTTCGCGACCGCGGACGAATTGTTTAAGTTTTTGCACACGCGGGGAATTTCAAAACCGGAACTGGAGGATAATATCCTATCGCGCTATGTCGCGATGGCCGAGAAGAACGGAACGCCTTTAATCAAGAATGAAATGCTGGAGATTATTCGCCAGTCCCCGATGCGTAAGGTGGAGACTGTTAATTACGGCTGGCTCGGGGATAAGCCGGCCAAGTACGGTGATGGCAACATGTCAACGGGATTCATTCCTGGTACATACCGTGAATCCGTTCTGTATCTTGATCCTAAGCATATTCCACTGGATCCAGGAAAGCTTTCAACGTTTGAAGGACCAGTTCACGGTTTCAGTGAGAGGTACGTGATCGGTTGGTCGCGACTCTCGGATCGCAAGGCGAAGCTTCCCGTTGAAAAGGGAATCACTGCGGCCATAGACCCTAAGCAGATGAAAACAATCGCAAGCAATGTGAAGAAGGTTGAAAGTCAGGTGGATGGCCTGTACGCGTCAGCCTACAGTAAATTATTCAGAAAAGGAGAAATTGATCTCCAACCTATAGATCAATTAAGCAAAGGGGAAATTAAAGATATTGTTAATCAATATACTTTTGATCTGGAAGCTTTGGACGCACCCCTTTTCCAACAAATAAAGCAGTTTGAAAACAAGCTGGCGGGCGACAAATTCAAGCTGAATAAGATGAAAGCGGCTTCAAAGGGGGAGGAGATCCGCGTGACGTTCGCCGATGAGATTCAATCCGACGTGCTGCAGAACGCCAAGCGAATGGAGGAGAAGTTCAAGGAAGCCCTGGGGGATCTCATAGACAAGAATAAGATATTCAGGGAGCAGGAAATAGCTAGAGAGTCAAGAGGGTATGGAGGACGCTTCCAGAATATGAACCCGGAAGTCGTTGAATATTTTCTTAAGAATAAAACTGTTTTTCGCCCCATCTTTCAGACCGCCCAGGAGATGCAGATGTTTATGGACGAGTTCGCCAAGACACAGAAGATTTTCACGGAGCTGGCTGCGGCGGGAAAATGGCCGTCCAAGGAACTGATGAAACAAGCGGAAGCTGCACGAAAGACAGAATCAAAACTTCTGAGTGAATTAGAAAAGTCATTAACTCAGGAATCAATGAAGATCTTACAGCCTAATATTCCGTTCAAGGACAGAACCGAATGGGGCGAGGCGCTCATCAAGCGCGACTTGTATCAGGGGGCGCAGAGGTTGTTTGTTGACAAGGCTGATGATGCGGCGACAATGTATGTCATTTCACCGGCAAAACCGATTAGTGAAACATACTGGAAGGGACAAAACTATGGTGGAACCCACACTCCACTTTCCCAAAGGACAAAGGATATGAAAGGGATAGGAATGGAGGAATTTTATGGCGGTCCTAACTCTATGGCGCCAAAGACATGGCAGATCGTCCAGGGCGAGGGAAAAAATAAAAAAATTATAAAAGGAAAATTTAAAACAAAGGATGAAGCAAGAGCGGAATGGTCACAGATGGAGGACAGAGGATCTTTTAAAATTGAAGATGACCAAAAACATTACACTTCCGTATTGGAAAAAGCATTAAGACGCGCGGCCTTGGAGAATAATTCAGAAGTAGTAACAGTAAAGGTTAAGATGGGAGATAAATGGGTTGACGCTTTTGGTATCAAATTTACACCGGAAATGCTATTACCACATAAAACTCATAGAAAAGACGGAGGTATGGTGTATACTCCTGAACTAATTGATATATTTGAGGCAGCATAATGGCAATTGATCGACCTATTGGATTTACTCCCAACTCGCCACCAGGATTTCCTGAAGAACAGGAAAAAGCAGTACAGCAAATGGTGGAAATGCAAGTAGAAGACGGAACCCGACCTGAGGTAGAATTACTCGATGACGGGAGCGCTATTGTAGGCGAACAAGAAAGAACTCTTGAAACCACTTTTGACATGAATCTGGCTGAAGTCTTGGAAGACTCCGAGCTGGGAAGAATATCAAATGAACTGCAAGAGGCGTTTGAGGATGATAAAGCTTCGCGTAAGGATTGGGAAGACACTTACAAAAAAGGACTTGATCTTTTAGGATTTAAATATCAGGAACGCACAATGCCATTCGCAGGAGCAAGCAGTGTTACGCACCCTATGCTCTCTGAAGCGATTACACAATTTCAAGCACAAGCCTATAAAGAATTACTGCCATCAGGAGGGCCGGTTAATACACAAATTTTAGGACACATTACCACTCAAAAAGAGGAGCAGGCTCAACGGGTGAAGGATTATATGAATTATCAAATTTCTCATGTTATGGAAGAATATGATCCAGATCTTGATTTATTATTATTTTATCTGCCTTTATCAGGATCAGCATTTAAAAAAGTTTACTATGATGAAGCATTGGAACGCGCAGTTTCTAAATTTATTCCTTCGGATGACTTTTATGTTCCTTATCTCGCAACTGATCTGCCATCATGCGAACGCGTCACCCATACTATTCGTAAAAGTAAAAATGAAGTAAGAAAATTACAAGTAGCGGGATTATACCGTGATGTGGATCTGATGGTATCTACTACAGAAACAGGAATTCAAGAGAAAGAAGATCAAATTGCAGGAATGAAAAAATCCTATCAAAAAGAGGATTATCAATTACTGGAAATGCATGTTGATTTAAATATTGAAGGAATAGATAGTGAAGATGGAATTAAAGTTCCGTATATCGTCACTTTAGATGAAGGATCTGCACAAGTTCTTTCCATTTACCGAAATTATAATGAAGATGATCCTAAGAAGAAAAAGAAACAATATTTTGTTCATTATAAGTTCTTACCTGGCTTTAGCTTTTATGGTTTTGGTCTTATCCACATGCTCGGAGGGCTCTCAAGAACTGCAACGTCAGCACTTAGACAGCTTATCGATGCAGGTACGTTGTCCAATCTTCCAGCGGGCTTTAAAGCTCGAGGGTTGCGAATTAAGGATGATGACTCCCCTCTCCAACCAGGAGAATTCAGGGATGTAGACGCTCCTTCTGGTGATCTTCGCCAGGGACTATTACCATTACCTTATAAAGAACCAAGTCAAACCTTATTTGCTTTATTAGGTTTCGTTGTTGAAGCGGGAACACGATTTGCTTCTGTCGCTGATCAAAAGATTGGAGACAGTGTTGCATCCAATGCGCCTGTCGGAACTACAATGGCATTAATGGAACGAGGCGCTCGCATTATGTCTGCTATTCATAAGCGCTTACATTATGCACAAAAAATTGAATTTAAATTACTGGCCAAAATATTTTCTGAGTCTCTTCCTCCAATGTATCCATATGAAGTTGGAAAAGATGCAGTCCCAAGTTTAAAGGTAGAAGATTTTAGTGATGAAATAGACATTCTTCCTGTTTCAGATCCTAATATTTTTTCCATGGCTCAGCGTGTAACATTGGCGCA